CTACTCTGACACCTCCGCCCTCATCAAATCAGACTGATCGCTCAACTTTGCGAAGTCACTCGGCGCCTCTACATCATCATTAGCCGTCATCATAATATATACTTGCTCAGTTACATACTTACCTAACTCATACATCGCTAGTAAGAATAATAATCTTAGTATTTGCTTAATCATTTTTTATCTACCTTCTTTACTTCGTATAAGACCGGATATAAATTTAAAAAGTGTATTCTATATCCAATCGTCTTAACTTTTACTTTATCACCTACTTTTAACCTAGCTTGTATGTCTGCGCTATCAAACTTTCCTTTGAAGAATAAGTCTGAGTTTTCGATGACTTGTTTATCATCTAATACAATATAGAATTTGTCCTCTTTATCTTGTCTTTTGTTATATTTATCTGTAATTGTCCCTTGATGTACTTCTTTGTTTTGGTAACTAGCCACTGTATAGATAGGCAATGCGACAACAAGTAGCAATGCGGTTATACCGAATAATGACAGTATTCCAACAATAAAGATGTCGAACCCATCCATATTTTTAAGTTTTTTAATCATTTCCCACACTCCCTTATATTTTCAAACAACTGACCCACTTTAATAACTGCATCCCTTTTAACTTGTTTCTCGTACTTCTCTTTCGCTTCTTCTTTACTCTCTGCCTCAACAACTGTAAACCTTTGATTACTCTTAGCTTTAGTTATGTGTGTATGTTTACGTCCTGTTGAATCTTTGAATGTTGTGACTAAGTATTGTGTCATTCCTCATAGCTCCCTTGAACTTGTTTGAGCTTACTCATAAAAAACATTACTAAAAATGCTATTAAGATATGCGTCTTTTGATGTTTATAAGCAAATGTAGATATCATAAAGATAGTAGCAAGCATTAACATTTCATATATGTTTGTGTGTATAGTCTTTTTACTCTTAAGAAAAATAATTGCTATGCGATAAAAGAGATAAACGCCAAACCCTATTAAAAATATTTCTAACATGTCGCTCACTTCCCCAAAACCTCCTTGACTCGATCTAAGATGTCTTTACACGTATCCTTTTCCTGCGTCTGCTGTTCCATCTTGTCTTTCGTGGTTCCTTTTCATTTTCTTTTTGTATGCGTCAATGAGTTGGTCGATAGAATATAAGTTGTAAGCTATGTCTATCACTATAACAATTGCTTGTTGGTCGGGATAAAATTCTTTGAATATTATCTGTGGTGTACTAACAACTGCGTCTTGAGCAAATTCTTTATCATTAAAATTAAACATTTTGTGAAATTCTGTATCTTTAAAACTTGATTCAATCGCTTCTTTTATCTCTTCTGATGACACTCCTACTTGATTCGCAATACTCAATCCAAACGCCAACATGTCAGCTAATTCATCAAGTTGTACGTCTAACGGCTTACCTGGTTTCTTCTTCCAGTTCTTAAACGTTTCCAATGTATTAAACCATTCAAAGAATTCAACTACATATGCTATTTTGCTATCTCGTAAGTTCAGCGTTGGTATTCTATCGTCGAACTCCTTTTGTATTTGTAATAACTCTTGTAATTGATCAATTGTTAATGTGTTATTCATTTTCCTGTGCCTCCTCTACATTAATTTCATATTCATCATAATTAAATGATGCTTCAAATATCGCAATAAAATCCGCCTCAATTTCTGCTTCTTCTAAACTTTCAGCCTCGATAGTCTCTTCAATCATGCCAGTGTATGTGATTTGAACATTAAATTTTTTCATCTTCCTGCTCCTCCTCATATTTATAGACAACTTGACCTGCCATAATCCCTACTGCTTCATCAAGTTCAATACCTTCTTTAACTGAATGTTGAATAGCATTTGTCATTCCCTCAAGTATTTCATCAAACGCTTGCGCTTTCTTATACACGTCCTCAATCTCTTTTAGCAATCCCTCTGTGTCATTACCGTTATACGCACTAGCACTGATAACTGACTGTTCAATTTGTTCACGATTATTCATCATTTCCATCTCCTCTAAAATAAAGTTAGTTGCTTCTGTTCCTCGTATTCCAAACCATGTTGCTTTATATATGTTTCGAGCTCTTCGGTTGTATCAAATGTCTTTTTAATGCCTTGCCAACCTGGAACAATATGCCCGTGAAAGTAATAAGCGCCATTTACTACATGGATATGTGCCACTCGTTCGTTATCCTGATACAGATATCTCTTAGATCCGAAAAATTGGTTTAAGTATTCTTTACATGCGCTATCTGTCATGGTCATCACTCCTTTTAACAATTAGGCAGACCAAACGACATGCATTCGTCGTATAGCTCTTCATTACTTATGCTTGCCTTATAGTTTTCAATCACATTGCTAACTTCTTTATGACTCATTGCTTTAACTTGTTCGTCTGTATATTTTTCGCAGTCTTCTAATTCCAGTTGCTCCTGTAATGACATCACATATTCAACTTGTCTTTGGGTTGCCATCGTTAACCCTCCCACAAGTCAAAAGCTCTTTGGACGTAAAACTTCGCCTTTGCTAAATCCTCATGACCATTCTTTAACGGTGCTCTAGACAAGTATTTGATTGCATTACCTATTGCGAATGCTAGTTGAGGTGGATACTGTGCCGTAACCTGTTCGATAAAATCTATAATTTCAATGTCGCCGTATGTGTAGTGCGCTGGTTGCTTAACATTGTCTTGCGCTTCGTTCATATCTACTTTTCTGTTATTGATTACGCTCATTATGCTTCACTCCATTTCTTGAACATTTGGTTATAAGTGACATCGAACCAGTACGGATCACGTGAATGTTTTTGTGGCGTTCCATCATAAAGCCATGGTCTTAATCTTCTCTTTCTTTCCTGTTCATATTCCGCTCTCACATTTCGTTGGCATCGGTTCAAAATCGCTTTTTTTCTGATTTTTTCTCTCCCTTTTTCTTCATCTTTTATTTGACTCTTCATATATTCAACTTCTTCTTTAGATTTTGAGTCCTTTCTTCCACACAATAATTCATCGCCGCGCATTTTATGTTTGTATCTATATCTAAGAAGTTCTGGAGATATATGATATTTTTCTGAAACTTCTCTCAATGTCATTAGTTTTCCTTTAATACGCACTCTTATAACTTTTCTTCTAGCCATCATTCCACCTCTAAATCTAAAACCTTGATATTTATAACGTTATATTTTAATAGTTCACCTGGATTATTAAATAAATAGTCCGCCAAATTTTCTTTTTCTTTATCAATCTGATTGTAATTAACACTTTCGACTTCTGTAGGAATTCTAATGTCAACAGAAGCATTGATATAAGCTTGATGTTGCATGCAATCACACTCCTAATCCTTCATATAAAACGGAGAAGTAAACCCGTCACTATTCAAATTCAATCCTTTTGCCCAATCAACAGGCTTATTCATGATAGTTTCGATTTCCTTAAGTCCATTTGAACCTCTAGGTATTTCTACAATTACTTCATCATGGACATGGCCAACTATTTTAAAACCTAATGCTTCAAGCCTTGCTATAGAAATCGCAAGTAAATCCCTTGCAGTTGCTTGAACAATATTCTCGACTAACTTCCCACCATACGTTTTTAACTTTGACCATTTACGGTTAAGATCTAACCCCATAAATTCAACAACTTGACTACCCCAACTATTTTCACCAACTAAAGCTTTTGGATAAGCTAAAGCTCTTCCACTAGGCAGTTCAATCATTAGAAAACCTTTTTTCATATAAAATCTAAGTCCATGTGTATGATGCGTCTTTCGGGATTTTACAGTATTAATTGCAGCCTCTTGGCAAGCCTTCCAAAAATTAACTATGTTAGGATTTGCGTTACGCCAACTATCAACTAAACCTTGTAACTCGTTTTCTTCAATGCCCATTTCCAATGCACCCATTGCTTTTAAAGCTCCAGCGCCACCTTGATAGCCTAAAGCTAATTCGGACACTTTTCCTTTTTGTCTGAGAGGGTCGCCTTTAGTTATGCTTTCTACCGGTACATTAAACATTTGAGAAGCCGATGCTTCATATATCTTTCCGTGTGTGTTGAATACATCTAAACGCCATTGTTCTTTTGCATACCATGCTATGACTCTTGCCTCTATTGCAGAAAAATCACTTACTGCTAGTTCATTACCTTCTTCAGCAGTAAATGTCGTCCTAACTAATTGACTTAATAAGTCTTGAGGATGAACATTGAGTAATAAATCTAAATCATCAAAACGTTGTTCTTTAATAAGATCTCTTGCTATTTCTAATTCAGTATCTGAAATATAATGCTTTGTTAAATTCTGAAGTTGTACACCTCTACCTGCCCATCTTCCAGTACCGGCACCGTAAAATTGAAACAGACCTCTTACCCGTTCATCACTGCACATCATGTCATGCATTTTGTTGTATTTTTTCACACTGGTTTTAGACATTTGCAATCTAATTTCTAGCATTTTTTTAGCTTTTCCTGTTGCTTCTTTTAAGTACTCCTGAACCGTTTTCTTTTGTAAATTAGGTATATCTAATCCTTGTTCATCCTTTAACCAAGCCAATAACTGTGTAGGACTATTAGGATTTTCTAAACCTGTTATATGTTTAGCTTGTTTAAGCAATTCTTCTTTACTCTGCTTATCGAGCACATTAGCTCCTAACATCAATGATTTAGAAAGCTTAATACCTCTGTCGTTTATATGTTGGTCAAAAACCCAATATGTTTGTTCAATTGCAGTTACTGGAAAGTCTTTAATTTTATTAGCAATCGCCATTTCTACTTCTACATCTCGAATACAGTAATCTATAAATTGTTGCCATTTTTCAAGATCATGTTCAGGTAGGTTTCTTGTTCTTCCTCCATTAACTTTTGTTGGTTTACAAGGTATAGAGAAATAACGAATTAAATTTTTACCTGCTTTATCTTTTTGGCTTTGTAGTCTTAAAACTTCTCCAACTTTATCAAGCGAAGCAGGTAAGCCAATACGCATTGAATTAACCATTGTGCAAATCCATTCTTCAGGTGGCATCTGTTTATTAAAATGTTTAGCAAGACAAGTTCTTTCGAAATTAGCATTGAATGCATACTTTTTTACAGCAGGGTCAAATAGAGCAATTTTAAACGTCTCATAATCAGCGTGGAAAGGCTCATTATCTACTTTAGTCATGTCAATCGCACTAATCGCTCCACCATCTATCGAATAAGCTATAATTAAAATTTCGAAATCTTCAGCTTCTGTGTATTTATAGGCACCACATTTCGAAATATCGTTACTGCTGTATGTTTCAATATCTATATTCATAAATTTCAAATTCTTGACACCTCAATTTCTTTAAAATTAAAGTGGGGCTAAAAACCCCACCTATTGACTTATAAGAAATCCTCATCATCAGTGTCTAATTCATCAAAATCATCTTCTGCTGCACTTGCACCGCCAAGAGGTTCGCCTTTTTCTACAAGTTGAATGTTGTTCAATCCAACTGCGATACCCTTATTACCATTTGTGTTGAATGGAAATAAATTGATTGAAGCTCTAATATAGTCACCACTTACAATAGTTCCAGAATCCGTTAATCTAATTTTGTTTTGGTCAATAATACCAGGTGCTTGTTTGCTTGATGCGTTAATAAAATAAGCGTCTTGATAATTCACATCATCTTCTCTTTCAGTATCTCCATCACGTAATGGAAGTTTCAGATTTGCAGGAACTTTGCCTCCAAACTTACTAACTTTTCCTTCTTCTTTAGCAGCTTCTATAGCTTGTTCAATGGCTTTTATCGTACTTGTATCTGATTTAGGAATGATTAAACTGATTGAATACTTTGCTTCTTGCCCTTCTTGCATACTGTGAGGTTCAAAAATATGTGCATATGATGCTCTTACTTTTCCTGTAATCACTTTAGTTTTATTTAATACTTTTGCTTTCATGTTTATATACCGTCCTTTTTAATTTTTATAGTTTGTCAAAATCATCTTCAGCAGATTGCTTTATAGCTGGTCGTTTATCAGACTCGGTAGCAAGTGTTAATTTACCTTGTGGCTTTTCTATAAAGCCCTCTGTAATTTTAGAAAATGCTTTTTTACCAATTAATTTTTCTAATTTCGTAATGCTAAGTAACTTGGTTTCTGTAATATCTTCAGGTTTATAACCCGCTTCAACTAACTTTTCAAGCGTTGCTTTTGTATCAGTTATCATTCTTCGCGAACGACCTTCTACAAGCTTCCAACCAGGATAGTTTTTATCATTTCCTTTCGCTTGATCTAGCGCATAATGTTCTACTTCATCAGCCCATTTTTTGATATCAGGCAGTTTATATAAAAGTTCTGCAATCTCTTCATCACTTAACAAATGTGGTGGCTTTTGAGGCACATTTTGCATGTATTCTGCACGTGTTCTACATGAATGCTTTATCTTACAGAATCTACAATGACTACCTGCTTTAAACTCACCTTCACCGTTATAAGCAAGTCTGGCTAATGGTTTAACAAAATCGGTTCCCCATTGAAGTAATCTTGATATTGGTAACTCTTCAGTAGAAAAGTTATCTATTCGTGGTTGTATGATAGTCATGCGAACTGTATGAATGTCATACATTAAACTAAGCAGTTCATATGCGCCCAAGCCATATAATCTAAGTTGAGGATTATCTATAGCTGAAACTTCAATGCCTTTACCGTATTTAAGGTCAATAATTTCAAGTACACCACCTGAAAATATAATGACATCACCAGTACCAAAAGATTCAGGGACGTATTTACCTAAATCCAATTTTGTTTCAAATAAAGCTATTACATCATTATCCCTACTCAAAGCTTCGTTATATTTTTCTTCTACATTAGCTACATACTCTTCAACATATTCACGCAACTCTTCACTGTAATATTGATTTCGCTTATAATTTTGAAAAGCTTTATTAAACTCAAACTGTGTTAGGCCTTCATATTTAAGACTGAAATATAACTCACTTAATTCATGGGCGAATGTACCTTCTTCAGCAAAAACTGAACTTTTATCTGCAATACCTTCACTTGCCTTAATACTCGGTGGGCAGTTTAGCCATTGTTTCGCACCACTTGCACTTAGCTTTGCATGAGCTCTATTTGAGTGATCTAGCTTCATGCATTAATTCTCGCTTCCATGAAATCAACAATTTTTTCATAATGTTCTTCTTTGATAGTAGATAGCTTATCCGCACCAAGTTCGTTAAGTTTATTTCTAAATTCTTTCTTATCAGAAGTATCTGCTTTTTTAAGGAACTCTTTTCCTACTGATAAAATATAATCTTTAGTTAAATCAGTAGACGTTTCCTTAACTTCTTCAATTGTTTCCAGTTGAGCTGTTTCTTCTTTTGGCATTGGTGCTTCTTTAACTTTCTCTTGTACGATTGATGAATCCACAGTTGATAGTTCAGTATTTAACACACGTAAATTCTTATTTAATAGTTTTAATTCTTCAAAAATATCTTCTAATATTGCCATTGATTAAATCCTCCTTAAAATTGGTTAGCTAGACGAATCATTAACTTGATACGATCTTCTATTTCTCTAGAGTCATCACTTTGTTCATTCAATCTTGCTAACAATTCAAATTGCTCTTCTAAAATTTCTTTTTTACGTTCGACGACAGTTAAATGTAATTGTGCTTCGATAACACGCCATTTTCCCCAACTTTCCATTTCAACCTTTCCTTTTTTCTTAAGTCTCGAAAGTGTGGATTTTGCATGTGTTTTCGATACTCCAAAAACTTCAACTACATCATCAGGATTGAAATTGTCATATGTTGCAAAATGTGATAGTATTTTTTGTTGTAAGGTCATATTAATAACTCCTTATATAATTATTTAAGACAATTGCTCATCTTGCACTGTTACTTGCTCCAACAAGTAGCAGTTTTTTTATTCTCCATAAAAGTATTCTTTATAGAATATGAATGTTGCGATACTTGCGAATCCCGCAATCGACCACGCTGTAGTGAAGTATAGAAACGGCATGAGTACAATCGCTAAGACCGTGAAGCACAGTACTGCTACTAGGTAACTTTTATATGTGTCACTCATTTTATTCTCTCCTTAAAGTATTTTCTCTTGCCTTTTAATTAAATACGCTTCTAACTTCGGAATATTAATTAACTGTCCAGCTGGAGAATAGATGATACATAAGTTTTTTATACCTAAATCATCTTCGTGATAATATTTCAACCAGTTGTATACTGTACTTCTACTTACTCCGAATAGTTGATGAATTTCTGTTGGTTTTGCGTATAACTTTTTCACAAATTTTTCTTCGCCTCTATATGTGTTTTCTGGTGTTGGTGGTACTATGATTTTTGGCATCTCTATCACTCCTTTCGATAAATGTTAAATTTTGCTATTATTCGCTCTGTATTGAAGTTCTCTATCTAATGCATAGAAGACTTTGTTTATTTCTAAGTAGCTGTAATAACCTTTTTTAATACTTTCTAATATTTCCTTTCTTAGTCGACGTTCATTTTCTGTTAAAGATTCTACTGGCGCGTGATCTCTTCTGAAAACCCTTGGTATTCTGATGTCTAACCCTTCTGATTTTTTGTTCATTTGTTGTTCCACCTTTCGTGTATAATGTTGTTATCAACCTAAGGAGGTGATAACATGCCCTTGATATCTGATGAATTTGATACACTTACTAAAGACCAACAATATATCTTGTCCGTACTCTACAAAGATTATTTAGAATGTGTAAAGTTAGGTTCGGTTAAATTAACCTGCAATAATTTTGGAAGTGCTAAAGATATACATACAAAGTATTTTCAAAAACTACATTTCGAAGATGTAAAATACGATTTAAATAAACTTAAAAACTCTGGGTTCCTAAACGGCGTGTATGCTAGTAACACTATTTATCATGTAACAATTTCAGACAAGACTGTTGTTTACTTTGAAAATGAGTTTAAAAACAATTTAAAAAGTATCATTGATAGCATTTCTAAAATTGCTTCAATAATTCCTGGTCTCTAGTTGGGTTTATAACTTCCCAATCATTTGCCATGAGGTCATCGGCTGAAGGTTGCCAATATCTGATAAGGTTTGTCCCATCGCTATTTGAAATGATGCATTGTAAAAAACTATCATTTGTTGGTAATATCTTAGTTCGATGACTTTCTTTCCAATCTTTCCGTGTCATAGAGACAAGATTTTTTGTAGCTATCTTAGTTGCTTCTTGAATGTTCATTTGTTATTCCTCCTTTTAAGATGTTTGTTCTTGTTTTGTTGACATTTTGGAAACTCTGTAAGTAAAAAAAATACCGCACTTATCTTGTGGTAATTCTAACACTTCAATTACTTTTGCTAAATCGTCAACATTAATTCTAATATGTCCGTTTTCTTTTTTTGAATAAGTTCCTGGTGTCATTCCTAATTTTTTTGCCATATCAGAAATCGAAATGCCTTTAGAAATGCGCTCAGCTTTCATTCTTTTGACATTGAACTCATACATTTGCTCACCTCCGTTTTTTGAAGTTAACTCAATATTAAACTTAAGTTTCCTAATTGTCAACAAAAATCTCGAAAAATATTTTTTATTCTTTTAAAATGCTAGTTGTTTCCTATATGGAAAAGTGTTATTATACTGTTATAAATAAAACGGAGGTAAATTTGAAATGAGAACTTCAGCGGAAATAGGTAAATTAATCAAACAACTACGAAAAGAAAATAATGTGAATTTAACTGATTTTGCAATTAAGATAGGTGTCAATAAATCTACCTTATCCCGATACGAAAACGGTAGCAGAAAAATACCTATGGAGGATATAGCTGAAATTGCCAATGCATTGAAAGTTACCCCAGAATATTTACTATTAAAAAATAGACAACCAGAAAACGAAGTACAACATCGTGCAGCTCACCTTGAAGGAGAATTGACAGATGATGAATGGCAAAGAGTTTTAGATTATGCTGATTATATAAGAAGCAAACGTAAGTAAAGGATGTATCAGATGGGATTATATGAAGAAACTTTAATACAACATGATTATATTGAAATAAGAGAGGCTGATGTGCTTCCAGATAATTTGGATGGGGTATGGTTAGGAGATTTAATTTTAATAAAGCGTGGCTTATCAGATAGAGAAAAGGCAGGAATTCTCTTTGAAGAATTAGCACATAATAAACTTACATACGGTGATATAGCCGATTACTCGAAATTCAACAATCGCAAGTTCGAAAATTACGCAAGGCGACACGGCTTTATCTCAGCAGTCCCGTTACGCGAAATTGTAGAAGCTTATAATTATGGCGTACGTAACTTGTATGAGTTGTCTGAGTATCTACAATTAAGCGAAGAATACATATTAGAAGCAATAGAACAATACAAAAAGATATATGGTATTGGAACTCACTATGGCGAGTATTCTATTACATTTGAACCGTTGAGAGTTTATCGATACAAAGAGATATAAAAAAGGAGAAATGTATATGAGGAAAATAATTGGATTATTACTAGTAAGTACTTTAGCTTTAACAGCTTGTGGTGAAAAAGAAAAACCAAAAAAAGAAGAAAATAAAAAGTCTCATACACAAAAACATAAAGATAGCGAACCAAAAAAGCAAAAAGAAAAAACGAAAAAAGTTGAAGATAAAAATCCACCTAGTAATAGCGTACAAAATAATTCAAACAATCAAAACCAATCACAAAACAATCAACTTAATAATAATTCAGATCCATCTAATAATACTCCTGCAAATATAAATGAAAACGATTCACAAAATACTAATTTAAATGATGAGTATGTCGTTTCGCCTGGCTGGACTAAAGATGAACAGGCTAAAGCTTTTGAAGAGTACAAAAAAGGAAAAGAAGAGGAAGGAAGAGCTGGTGCTAGCGCAGTACCAGGAGCCAATATTAACTAATAAAACAATATAAGAAAGAAGAGCTAATATGGAAACAAATAAAACAATCGATTTAATGAATTATGTGGAATTTCCAAAAAGATACACAGAGGCAAAAGGCAAATTAGTTGCACAACCAATAACTACTATAAATAGCGCAAGAAGAGTTGAAAATGAAGATATGACTGTTTGCTACATTTTAGATCAGGATGATGATGTAATGGACTTTATCTTTGACAGAGATATAATTACTGTTTACTGTCCTGAAAACGGAACTGCGACTGATGAATATTTTTGTGAAATTATATTTAACTCAGATGACACATTTACCCTAAAGCGATTATCTAATTACGTTACCATTAAAGATAGAAGCTACCCAATGTCAAAAATAAATGACGTAAACATTACGGGCAAAGTCGTCAGATTATTTAGAGATTTTAAATAAACTTGGCTTTAATTACGATTAAAAGTACCTATATAGCGTAACGAGAAAAAGGATTAAAAAAAATTCAAAAACGCCTACTAGTGTAGACGTTGAATGGTGGTGAGAATTTTATGGCGGATAAAAACAAAAAACAAGAAGCTACCCGTAGTAACCCAATAAACAAAAGTTTTGAAAAGCCGGGTGCCAGCGAAAACTTAAAAAGCACTTTATCAGAAAAAGCTAAGAAAAAAGATTAATATTCATTCATTAAATATAAATCCAATTTAATTTGTTGTTTAAGGTCTACAAGTGTATGTTTAATATACAATTCATCGTTTGACGGTAAATCAGATACTTTGAAATCTTGTCGCTCAACCTCTAGTAAATCGAAATCGCTACCAGCTGAATTATAGGTTTTAAGTTCACCCTCTTCAATGATTCTGTTTTCAAAGTCTTTAATAACTATAAATACTGGTTTACCGTTGTTATTAAACAACTTGTCTCTTTTGTCTAATAAGCTTATACAATCCAATTTCATAAACTTTCTGGTTATATTAATTAACCAGATAATAAATTTAACAATTAAAGGATTAAATACAAACACTGTTAAAACAAAAATAAATAGAAACAAAATATTTGCTTTTAGACCTGTAAGCAACTGAATTAAATTCAAATTTTTTAAATCAACATTATTAAAAATTATAAAACTATAAAACCATATCAAACATGTTTCAATAGAAAAAATCAATAATACAGGAGTATTGATAATCTTGTTTTTTTCACTAACTAAACCTATCATTGTTAGATATTTATATGGTATGTAACCTAAAACTCCTGTAAGAAGAAGCGCCCCTAGAAATTGAGTCATCTTATCACCTACTTTTTATTTTATTATAACATATTTAGTACCTAGTACTAAATTTTGGGTAGCCCACCTACCCTTATTATTTTTTACAAATTTACAGAACGTACGTTCTCTTAGGAGGTATAAACATGTGGATTGAAAAATTTAAAAACAAAAATAACGAAACTAAATACAGATATTACGAGAAGTACAAAGATCCATACACAGATAAATGGAAGCGCGTAAGTGTTGTGTTGAACAAGAATACAAAACAATCTCAAAAAGAAGCAATGTTTCGTTTAGAAGAAAAAATAAAAGAAAAACTGAACAACAAGTCGTCAAGCGAATTAAAAACTTTGACTTTTCACGCGCTATTAGATGAATGGCTTGAATATCATATAAAAACATCAGGTTCAAAGTTGACTACTCTTAATAATATAAAAATAAGAATTAAAAACATTAAACGATACTGCTCTGAGAACTTGCTTTTAAACAAACTTGATACAAAATATATGCAGATATTTATTAATAAATTATCAGATATCTATTCTCAAAATCAAGTAACCCGTCAACTCGGAGATATGAAAGGAGCTATTAAATATGCAGTTAAATTTTACAATTATCCAAATGAATATTTGTTAACTAATGTCAAAATTCCTAAAAGAAGAAAAACAATAGAGGATATCGAAAAAGATGAATCTAAAATGTACAACTATTTAGAAATGAACCAAGTCCTACAGATACGTGATCATATACTAAATGATAATAAGTTACACAAGCGAAATCGCATTTTAATTGCCAGCATCTTAGAAGTACAGGCTTTAACTGGTATGCGCATAGGAGAACTACAAGCACTGCAGGAAAAAGATATAGATTTATTAAACAAAACTATTAATATAACAGGTACAATTCACCGCATTAAATACGAGGAAGGATTCGGATACAAAGACACTACAAAGACTATAAGTTCAAAAAGAAGTATCAGCATCAATTCTAGAACCGTAGAAATTTTTAAAAAGATAATACTGGAAAACAAAATGTTGAAAAGATGGAATTCGAGCTATGTTGACAGAGGGTTCATATTCACAACAAAAAAAGGGAATCCTTTATGTAATAATCAAATCGCCGGTGTGCTTAAGAAAACTACAAAAGCTTTAAATATGAATAAGAAAGTTACCACGCACACATTTAGACATACACACATAACTTTATTAGTAGAAATGAATGTTTCTTTAAAAGCAATTATGAAAAGGGTAGGACATGTAGATGAAAAAACAACCATTCGCATATATACTCATGTAACTGAAAAAATGGATAGAGAACTAACTCAAAAACTCGAAAACATTCCAAGTTAGCTTAAATCTGCCCTTTTTTTGCCCTTATATTTTTTACAAGCTTTATAAAACGCTTGAGAACACTGGCGTTAAAGCTTTTCTTGAAATAAACATATCATCATAATGTGATGGTTCAAATATCATTTGTACAATCAAAGGCTTCATGTTCTTAACAATATCATCTAAATGGTTATCTAAAATTGGTGACACTGCTTTTAAATCATTAAGAAAAGGCTCCCATTTGCCTAAAGTATTATCTAATTCTTCTAATTTAGTTTTAATATAATTACAAGTTACATTAGGAATCAGGGACAAAAATTCTTTCTTTTTTACATTTAACATTTCAATTGCATGTCTTAAATTCTTACGTATTTTGGGAATTGTATTAATCAAATATTTTATTACATCGACAATTTTCGATGCATATTCATCATATATACCTTGAACATAGTCTGCTATTTTTTTAATACCATCATCGATATGGTCTTTTAATATTTTCATTTTTCTTCCTAAATAATTAGAAGGTAAAGCTAGACCCTGCACCATATTTTCACCGCTATAATTAATTTGATAATTTCCATCTAAAATTGTTGCATCTTGTTGCTTCATAATACTTCTAATATCTGCAATTTGCCTACCATAAATATCATTTTGATTTTTTATTTGCTCTATATTCTGTTTCACTACTTTCAAATGTTTCATCATTTCTTCAGATACTCCATCTCTGAAGTCGTGATCTATATTTTTGAAAATTTCTAAAATTTCATTATCTATACTATCATACACTTTTTCTATAAAAGATTTTATACCTTTAAACAACTCATTAATTCTTTCTTTTAATGCATCCAATGCAAAATCAGGTAATAAGTGTTTAACAGCACTAATACTTTCTATTGTTTCATCTGCAACTTCTTCAAGTGCGTTTATTTTACTAATTAAAGTTCTTTCCATTTCTTCTAATTGAAATAAGTTAATCTTATCCTTAAATCCTTCTGATAATTGTTTCTTTCTATCTGCAAAATTTTTATTTTCATTTTCTGAGATGTTAAAACTTTCATTTAAAAAGATTACGCATTCTGCTAACATACCACTTGTTTCACCAGTAATCAGTTTACTCAACGCATCAAGATTTTCTAAATTAAGTTTAATTAAAGTTCCTTTTCCGGAACGTGCAATCGAATCTCCTGTCCAAACATTTATTGGAATTCGCCCATCCATATCTAATGTTATGTTAATAGTCTTTTTTACTTTTTTTCCATTTTTAATTTCTGTATCTTTTACCGACTTAATTTTGATTAGTGGTACAGTATCGTATGTGTTATCTTTTCTATTTAACTTCCTTTTATAACCTACATGGCTGTCTATTAAAGCATCTAACCTGGGCACACCATCACTAATGTTAACGCGTTTTCCTGGCATATCTTTGATGAATGGATCTTGTAACCATGTTAATAAATCGTTGGTACTATTAAAACTAATCATATTATCAAAGCGTGGTCTAGCAAATTTCTGCCAAGCAGCATAAGGAATCATTGCTGAGTCAGTAGCAACAACTTTTTCATTCGGATGTTTCGCTCCTTGATATTTTGCTCCTGCACCACCTTCCGAATTACCACCATCCGCCACAATTGTTTTGTTTTTGTAATTATAAGGTTTAGTTTTGTATTTTCTTCTAAATTCATTTTCATCAAGAACAGAAGCATCTTTAATTTTTTGTCGATAACTATTTGCGAATTCTTCTACTTGCTTTAAATAATCTGTGCTTTCATTATCATTATTCATTAATTTAGCATTTTGGAGCCAATCATCTCCAAAACCCGATGATTTTAATGGATTATTTGGGTTAATTGCCTCATTAGATGTTCCTTGATAAATTATTGTCTGTTGACCAGTTGGATTCCCCTGATCATTAAGTAACTCGTATGTTTTAATATCAGCAGCACCATTCATATTATCATTACTATTATCATTATAATTATCTATTTGTTTGAACCGTTTTCCATTTACTTTAAAATCTTTTTTTTCATTTATATCTTGATAAACCCAATAACTGCTCAATTCTGCTATGTCCCTATCATTTATTTTATTCACTTTATATTCACTTACCCTTCAATTGGATTTATATCGTCATAAAATGGTTTTTTAGTATTTATACTAGATTTTCCTAATTGAATAGTAACTTGAGATTTTTGAGGCATATTGGGTTTTTCTTTTAATTTATTACTCAATTCAATCACATCATCTACTGTATTGTCTTTAGTAAAGTTTTTCTTAGTTGAAAAAAGTGTAGAAACTGCATCAGTATTGGCAGTATAATCTAACTCTTTTCTAGCTTGTTGCATACCTTCTTTAAATTCTTTATCATTTTTATGAATCAACGGTTCGTAATATTTACGATATTCTTTTAAGTTTCTTGATAAATATGTGATATAAAAGTATTCATTTTGATATCCAACGTTTTGTGTCTTGTTAATTGCCTCTTTTGTAAAGCCTGTATATTGATATTTCTTTTCATTTTCTTTGAAGAATTTATATAAGTTATCATACTTTTCTTTTTGCGCTCGATATTCAAAGCCACTCAGCACTGTACCCACCATCATACTCATATCATCACCATTGTCATTACTGCGCATTGATCCTTTTTGATGGATGGCATCTTTGTACAAAGGTAGACTTGCATTAAATACAATGCCATGATCTTCACAATGCACATAAACTTCTACACCATCATCTTTACCTACAACATTTGTAGCTTTAACTTTTAGTCCAAAGTTATCTTTAAAGAATTGTTCACCTACTTTTTCAAATTCTTTACGATGCTTCTTCGCAAATTCAATCGCATCTTTTTCTGCAGGCGGTTGGAAGCCTTGGCCTACATATTTTGAAGCTTCCATTTCTTCTGGTACAGATTTTGTTTCTGTGTTTGTGTCTTTATTTGATTCATTTTCCATCGCGGAACATCCCCCTAAAATTAATGTCGTGGTTAAAACTGATCCAATGAACTTTTTCAT